AAGGTGTCTTTGTAGTAGCTGTATAGCGTGTCAGCTTCCACGTTTATGTTCAAAGTATCTGATCATAGACCACACTCTCAGAAGGAGAGGCGCCTACAGATACACAAGTAGAACATAAAAGATGTTCACTATTAAAGTCACAATAATTAGAATGTGCTACTGGATAAAGTGGATCCAGGTAAAGACATGAGTCTGGAAGACATGCCGCGATTAAGCAATTGATTATTTGCATTTTCACGGTTTGTTGTTCTTTCTTCACTTGCGCGCAGACGGGTTAAACCTTGGTCGTAACCATAGTTTGTCTCACCCATCATTTTGGTAAAATCAAATTGATTTGCTTGCATTTCTTTGTTGAAGTTGAACATGTTGCCTTGCATTCCTTCCTCATGTTCGAATTGCTTTGATTGCTTTAGCAACTCGTGTTTTTGGTTTTGGATGTTTTGCATTCCTTGACCAATACCCTGCATCATACCGCCCCCAAGGCCTAAAAGCATTTGGGCGTTAGCGCGTACGGGTTCTTCCGGTACTACCGCAAAGTAGGAAACCGGGTTGGTGACGTCAATCGGGGAAGAGTAGACTTTATTATTCCTAACAAAATCTGAACTCGTTCTAGAAAACCAGGTGAATACATTCGTATTCACAAATTCATTGGTTCTCTCGACAATACCGAGATTTGCAATGGCTATTTGTGCAGTACTAAAAGGCATAACCTTTGTACTATTGATAGATTCTGTACTTATAACGAATACACCGTATTCTTGTAAGTAACGCACAATAGCTATATTGCGAACAGATATGGTATCTAACAAAGTGAATTGTAGTACCTTAGTCAATGGCAAGTCCTTTGCCAAATTCTTAAAATATCTGTGAACGATACTGTTATCAGTCGCTGTTGGGTTGATGTAATCAACGATAGATATCGCTGATGGTGGCATCTCTGTGATGCGCAACAAGTTGTAGCCAGATGGTAATACTACAGCTGTTGGAGCCAAAAAGGCTACTTGTAATTCGACATTCAAGAATGGATCAGTTGACAGAGTTTCCGGTGTCAAAGACCGTGGTCCAGCATGGTTTGGTCGCAATGGATCATTTGATACTAATATAGTAGAATACAGTGTAACTGTACCTTGATTAGTAACGAACTTGATCTGATCGAGTACATAGTAACTTTCATAGGCTGCATCAGGTATTGAAGTCGGGTTCACAGACCAAACCTCAAAAGGTGTCGACGAGTAAGTGGCGGAAATGACTTTCAAATCTCCTAACTCACTCTGGTTAAGGTTGGCATAAACCTTACATTGGTTAAACACAGAACTTGGCATCGAGATGTTCAAAGCTCCGTGCATGTATTCAGCTATCGGAAGTGAATTAAGGAACTTGGCAAGATAAGCATCTGGTAAATTACCAAAAGCATAAATGCTTTGTATTCCCTGATTAAAATCCGAAGGTAGAAAGCCAATATATTCAGGTAAATACCCAACCCAAGCAGAGCGTGGTAGGGGATCACTCACCCAAGTGTTTGAAACACCATTCTGATTAAATCCATACTTAAGTGCGCGAGTGCGTCCTTGTGTACGGAAGTTGGTCAATTCCCACACTGGATAATAGGTATTCTCACTGTAATTTTGAATTCCAGCGATAAGCCCATCCGTGTACATATACATCCTTTGGTTCAATGTACTCAGGAATGTGTCATCAAATCTAAATGAAGCTCCATTAAATGCTGGTGCATTAAATGTATTAGCTACACTTGGTACTTCAGGTGGTATGTTGGGATTAGCCAACATGAATGGATTTGGTTCAATTGCATTTGCCAGTTTCGAAGCAACACGGAGACGTGCCATTGCCCCTTCTTTCAAAGGATTCTGCAACGTAATGAGAGTGAAAATGACCAGATGAGGTCTATCAAGCATTTCTTCTGGGGTCTCGCTTGTTAAGCGGTAGAAAAACTCTCTACGAGCATCGTGCAATGTGTGCACCACGTTCCATGGTAAGGTCAATCCCTTAGCACTATAGGAATATTTCTGCATCTCAGAAATGGACACAGTAGATGTTGTTATTGCACGGGGATACCATGCAATACCTATGGCACCAGAGAAAAGTGGATTTCCAACCAATGTAAAACGATACTGAACTGCTCCAGTGTATCGCTCATGAAGTGCGGCGTATTGTTTGATATATTGATTCATATAAGGGTGATTAACTCCATATGGTATCTGTAGTAACACAGATCCAGCTGGTGCATCACTTGTCAATTCGTACTGTGTATCAGCATCAAGGAATTGTTCATAAACCAGTGATTTTATATCAAAACCAATAGCGCCAACACTCAACATGTTTGGTGCACCGACGGTATTCAATGTTTGACGTTGAACACCTTCAAGCGCAGCCATCGTGTCTTCACCAGGTGATGTCATTGCTGGTACCACACCGGTTGGTTGGGGATTTGGCTGTGATGGTAATTCAGCCATTTGTTGTATTCTCATTGCTCCCGCTGCTTGGGAAGGTTCGACCGGAGTCGAGCTATCCATGTTGGACCGACAGATATCAAGATCTTCGACCAGCTTGAGGACTTTTTCCAGTTCCCGTAATTCGTTTGACTTAAACTTAAGTGAAACATCAACGGTAGTAAAACCATTCTCAACTGATGTCGTGAAAGACCCAGTCGTTCTAAATGGATTTGTTTCCCTCCTTGGGAGAGAATTAGCTTTGGTTGTTTCAGCAACAATTGATCTAAGGCGCTCACAAGCTCCGCGCTTCGCTTCAGTCTTTGTAGAAGCTGTTCCGCGGGTGGCGTATCTGTTGCCATCGGTTGCTTTAAGAGTTGCACTACACGTCCAAGTTGGAGTGTGGGCATCTCCATCGCGAGAATACACAAATTCTGGTGGGTCGAGTTCATGTTTCTGGACATATTCATTAATGTACATATCAGCCATTTGTTGGATGTATTGATTAGTAAAATTGATGTAAGTTTTGTTAGCTTCTTTAAGCAAGGAGTTCGAAATTTCTTCCGTTTTATTATCGAATAAGGCCAAAGTTCCCACTGGGGAATTCTTGGCACCCCTCACATATTCATCAAAGTGAGAACGATATTGATCGTACGTAAAATAATCTGGACAATCAAGTCCAAGATTGCGCGCGATCTCATTAATAGCGTTTATCACATTGTCGAAGAACGGTCTATCATGGAATGAAGCTTCCAACGCTGCTATAAAGCAGTTTTGTTGGATAATCCTTTTATCCATAGACCTAAAATAGAATAAACAGTTTGTAACTGATTCTTTCTTCAATTTAGGAACATACACATTTGGTGTAAGCTTTTCGTATGTTCTAGAACAGAAGCTAATGGCATTTATACTCTCATTGGCAGCATTTTTAGGCGGTGTAAGTATTATGTTATACAAGGCGGCATCTTTTGTAAGATCGTCGATTGTTATATCATAACCAGCCAAAATCTTCCGAAGAGCATCATCTCCAAGCGCTTTCAATATACATATATGAAGAACCTCATTGAGTGATGGAAAACGACCATACTTATCAAAATACTTCCGTACGATAGTATACCATGTCGTTTTATTAATCACAAAGCAGTTAAGTATAGTTGTTATAAATTGACCACTATCATTGCCAGAATCTACGAGATAAACGTTTCCGTTCATCACGTGTATCCGGTAACAAAGTGTATCAGTAACAGCCATTTTAAAAGCTTCACTACGCGATTCTCTAAAATGAACTTCCACAAAGTCTTCAATCAATTTACGTGGAATAGTCTTGTCCAGAGTTTTACAATCCGTATCAATGAATTCTCCATCCATAGCATCAAATTGCATCATGTGTGAGGTAGCATCCAAATAAGGATTCATACCAACACAATAAATCTCAGTTTCGTGAAGTTCGAACATCTGATTGAGCAGAGTACCAAATATAGCCTTATAAGCCATATTATCAGCAACATTCAACTCATTAAACATTCGAACCTTACCAACTGCGACTTTCTCCTTAGGCAAAAGTTCTGCCTTAGGATTGTCCTTAATAACACTTAGATAGGGTTTACCCTCTTTCCATGCATTAAGTATCGTATAGTAATCATTCTTAAGTGTTCTAGCTGCCTCACTTTCATCGGCATTAATCACATAGTATGGTTTCTTGGTTGGTTCGTTCTCATTCAGATTCTTAAAAAGCACATTCTCGTTGCCTTTTGGACGTTTCGAGTGTATCTTATATATAAGTTTCATCTTGATACCAGCCGAAGTCTCCATTTCAATAGGTTTAACTAAACCATGACCGTTTATCACGGATGCAAGGTTCAATTCCTCATTGATTGGATACTTTAGTCGGAAATATTGCTTCAAGAGTTCATTCACATGAGCATCTATCTTCTCATCCCACTCTCCATACGTTGCGGTTCGTTGTTTGAACTTGATAGCTTGTGAAAAGAGTGTATCGTAATTACCATGTCTATCCTGTGCAAGGTCTGTGAAGTCCTTCACATTTTCAAGAGTAATCGCTGATGGTAGCGATTTACACTCGAGAAATTTCTCTGCGTAAGGAAGATATATCTTTTTCAAAGTTGGTTTTGAGAATACATGCATCTCTGCATTATATCCCATCATACTAAGATTGGACATACCTTTGTAGCGGCTAGTTGACCATGCTTTCTCATTAGTCAGTATACCATGCATAGCCTTATCAACGATAAAATTCTTATCGCCAGCTAGAGCATGCTGTATTGTGACATGTGAAGTTGGTTTCCTCACCACTTCGCCAGAGTTAGCAAGTACTTGTTGAACAAGTGTAGACTTTGTCGGGTTAAAATCGCCATGAAATTGGGGGCAATTTTTATTTGGACATTGCTTTGGAAATTGTTTATGGTTTTCATATCGATATGGATGGTTATGATTGTAAAACTCGTTACACCATTTACATAAATGCAAATGGACTCCATTCGAAGAAACAATGTCATGGTTTAAGCAGTATTCGAGATCTTGTTTCGAAAAAGAGCTAAACCATGTATGGCCAGCATTAGTAAGTCCATTATGTACACCAAGTATGACCATAGCGTTATTGGAATATCCCAACAAAGGCAGTCCACAATCCCCAAGGCTAAAAACCTTTGAGAGATCAGACAAGCCAATGAGAGTATACTTCCACACACGGTCTTGCAATGCGTAATACGGATTAGTTGGATCTTCTTTTGGACTAACCAGTCTAGGTATGTAATCAAGTGCAGCTGCATATGCTGTGGTATTATTTGGAACAGGTCTCAAGAACCAACCAGTCATTATCTTATGGTAATTATCACCAGTTCCTAAATTTCCTGTAATATCGACAAATTGAGGTAGTGTATTATCACCACGTATAATTGCCAAATCACGTCCTCGTTGTATAGACATGACAACACCACCATATTCTTGACCATTGCTCATAATCTTAACTCTATCGCCAACACTTTTAAATGCGTGCGAAACAGTCATTATGTAGCGTTCTTTGAGACCAAGACCGAAAACGGTTCCAATCCCTTGGAGACGCACATACGATCTTTGAAGTTTAGCCATCCACAAATTAATTATGGTAGGTTTTTGATCTTCTACTTCTTTAAGAGTGAGCATATTAGCTATGGAAGAAGAACCTTGATCGAGCATATCCATAAGCATTTTGGGATACATTGAAGTCCATGTCATAAAGGTGTCCAAGTCTTTAGTCTTGACAGCTTGCATGATCATCTTGCATGCTGCATTTTCAGAGTCCTTATACTCAGAAGCAATCGAATTACCACGAATTTCCCATTCATAGTCACTTATATGTTTGCGCATCTTAGCACCACCATACTTTTGAGCTTCTTGCAGAACAGCCTCACGAGCTTCCTTGCTTTTAAAGCAAGCACTACGCATTTTGTTCTCTAGTTCAATACGACGTGGATCATCGTCCTCGCCTTCATCTGTTGAACTATTACTCTTGGTCTCAGTAGTTTTACCAGAACATAATTTATACATTCCGTAAATGACACTACCTGCTCCAAGAAGAGCTGTAAGTGAACCAATTATGGTTATGATCTTTTCGTCTTTAAAATATTTCAAAGGGTCTTTTTTCATTCGGTCAATATGATTGCGTAAGGTATAGCAATGGTTCCAGTAATGCATCATAGCACTATTTGAATCATTCAAGTTACCCATGTACACATGTATAGCCTGTATAGCCTCATTAGTGATACGTTTCAAAGTATCACTACGAGCACCACCAGAAACGAATCTAGAGTACTCATGTAGAGGTATTTCATATATCATTCCATTCTCTTGTACCACAATGGTATAAGTGTCTGGATAATATCGAACAGGTATTAACAGTGCAAAAGTGTTACCAAGGTAAATTGTATTATTCACAAAGTGATAAGTCACATTGATATCTTGTACACGTAAGCGCACACGTACGTCATATATAAAATCGCCAAGTTTGTTGCAAACACTCTGGAAATAGTGTTGTATTGATTCAGCAGTGACAACCACATTTTGTGGAATCATTGTTAGTGCATTCTTACTTTCACGTTCCATCATTTCACGGAATCGTGAGGTAAGTTTAAGCCCAACTGATTTATAGCCATATAAATGTGCCCACAGTATATTAGCGTATGAAGTAAAGCAAGGAGCCATATCTTCAATTTTGCCAACATCTATGTCAACATCCCAAATTTCTTCAGATGTTGGTATATAGGTTTCTTTCACAAGTTTAATAGTTGGACTTTGCTCAATTGCAACCGACATAAATCTAGCCAAAGTCGGTACAATTTCGCCATTCGAAAATGTTTGACCATTTATATAAACGTCGCATGAATGGTGTGTTTGGACAGTTATCTGTGTAGCAGAACTATTGTAATAAGTTTTGCCATCAACAGTAACTGATCCATACAATCCATACCGGCGTAAAAGGCCTGATGACAGGCCCTTAAAATCAGCTATGAAACTTTCTTCTCGAAAGCCCCAATAACCGATCTTCTTACGTGGAACAATATGATTTGACACAATAAAGTACCAATTATCAGGATGTCCTTCATTAATCCAATCAAGATATTCTTTCAAGGATTCAGAAGTTTGTTCCAGTTTGTCGTCAATAAGGTATATCCCGGGTCTAGTGGGTGGATTATCAAATTTATTTTTACCTTTCACTTCATAGCTCTTAAGATGTAGATAAGTGCTAGTGATGTAACGAATCAATTGATTAGCCAACTTAGTTTTTCCAGTTTTAGGTGGTCCCTGAAAACGTATGACTTTAAACACCTGGCCTTCATCGCTGTTCGCGATTCTTCCAGATATAATCCGGCCCAATTGCTGTTTACGTGCTTCCATTTCTGTAACAGATGCTTGTTCATTCAAGAGCAAATCATTTGTACCATGTTCCTTTATGAAAGCCAATTCGCGTTGTGCAAGTATAATGCATATTTCTCTCACCATTTCTTGGTAGTTAGTCTCTTGCTTGCTAGCATTGACTTCCTTATTGTTGGTGGCAGTGCGACTTGTAACTTTCCAAAAATTAAGATGAGACAGATCAGGTTTCCTATGCAAATTAGGTGCTGTTCGTCCTTCATAATTTGGATCATGCATTTCATATCGGATTATCCTATCCCAAAAGCCTTGGATTGCTCCAGCGGTCATCTTGGGGATAAGATTTGGATTAATTCCGTTAGCAGTAAGGAAAACAAGCTTAAACATGGCAGGTTGGTTTTTACCTTCCAAGTGTGCCGATTCCAGATTAAACGCATCAGAGGATATGATCCCATTGATTCTATCAATATTCGGGTCATCACATCTAGTTGCCATAAATTCATGCAAGGTTGCAAAATCTTGACAACCATAGGGTTCATAGTATCCATCTGATCGGACAGTATTAAGATTATACAAGCCTTGTTTGTAAGACATGACTTTGCATATGTCATTCATCATTGTTGTACACAATGTGGATTTACCGTGTCCTGCTTCTCCAGAAAAATAGACACCAAGTGTTTCTTGTCGTCGTTTAGAATTGACCACAGTATTCACTGCATCAATCTTAAGTTGGAGAGTGCTTATGTTGTTGTTAAGCAATTGTTGTGCTTGCCGTAACGTAACAGAAAGTTTAGGTTTTGAAAAGGGCTTGGCTGTTGTTTTAATCACCAGTCCTTGAAAATCCATTAATTCTTTTCGCAATACTGCGTCAGAAATAAATCGCCAATAAGGCAATCTAGCCATCTCAGCACTACGATGGGCAAGTTGAAGTACATCACGATGTAGTGAAGCATCGCCTGTGAGATCCAACTCACATATATCTTCGAGTATGAAATTCATACTATCTTTTACTGTTTGATTAACAGTGCCTAAAGACCGTAAGTAGTTGCCATGTTTGACAACATCACTCATATCTATAACGCTCGTAGCGCATAGACCGCTCAACACGACAGATATTATGCTCGTTACTGATGATACAATAGACGGACATTGATTACTAAGAATAGTAGGTGTAATCTTTTTGACAAAGTCAGGGAGTTCCGCTAAAACTCTCACTTTATCATAAGCTACTTTTATCTCCTCACACACAACGTAAATTGCGTGGACGATGGATGTAAAAGAAGTTATCAATTGTGCACTTATTAATACCTTCACAGCTTTGCCAGGGCTGGGGGTCAGAATAAGAGTAGTAATACCGCTGGTTATTGAAACGGCAGAACTAGCAATTATACTGGCAATAAGTGCAGTTTTAGAACCAAGTTTAGTTCCTAGCGTAGTCATCAGTTGTTCCATGATGAGGGTGACCAAATTTTCTTGGGTCACTTGGGTTTCAGCTGCAACTTCTGGAGGTGGTATTCCCAGCGGTTGAGCGACAGTTGGCGTAAAATAAAGTTTGCGCCAATCTTGATTAAAGGTAGTAAAACCTTTAATTTTAGAATTAGTAAATACTAATTCATTAATAGAATGCTGTTTAGCATCCTTAGAAGTTGATGGTTGTTGTTCATCAACTAAATTAGGAAACAATAGTTGTTGTGTAGTTTCCATA